TACGTCTGTTCGTTTAACGACGGTTCAGCCTTCGGGTACTCTCTCTCTTCTCCCAGGTGTTACGCCAGGTATTCACCCTGCATACGCCAAGTACTACATCCGTCGCGTTCGCTTTGGTGCTGCCGACCCGCTTGTTGCGGCATGTCGTGCTCGCGGGCACAAGGTGCAGTGGGACATCGGCCTTGACGGTCGCGAAGACCATACACGCTATGTTGTTGAATTCCCTTGCGAATCACCAGAGGGTTCAGTACTTGCTGCAGAAATGACAGCAATCGAGCAACTGCAATGGGTCAAGCGCATGCAAACAGTGTGGGCTGACAACGCGGTGTCAGTGACTGTGTACTACCGCAAGGAAGAGCTCGCCGGCATCAAAGAGTGGTTGGAGAAAAACTATGACACGGGTGTTAAGTCAGTGTCATTCTTGTTGCACGCAGACCACAACTTCCCTCTTCCCCCATACGAAGAGATTGACCAACAGACATATGAGAAGCTTGTCTCCAAGTTGGACATGAGTGTTCCGATGCAGGTTGCCACGGGTGGTCTTCTAGACCTAGACGACTGCTCTACAGGAGCGTGTCCAGTTCGCTAACACGGTTACGGGCGTATAGTTCCTGAGGGTAGTTTTCCCAGACTACCCCAGGAATACGACGACATATTCCGCAACGCCCACTCATGTATGCAGCTTCGCCCACATGACACGGCCAGTCTCGACAGCAGCGCAATATTATGATGCTGTTGTCTTTGATGTCATCAATTGGCATTGTGCTTGTGCTTACGTTTCTTAATCTTGTAACCGTTTAGGCGCAACGCTGTCTCAATATGTTCAGGGATTCCATTGGTAATCGGGATTCCCTTGTTGTTGAGAGCCTTGCGTATGATGTCAGTCTTCTTGCTCATAAATACTCCTGTCGGTCTGGTGGGACTCGAACCCACAACTCTCGGGTTAAAAGCCCGTTACTCTGCCAATTGAGTTACAGACCGGAGCCTGTTAACCGAGGTATTGGCTGATTTGTTCTACGAATTTGTCTTTAGGGTACGCGCCAACAACCTGTTTGTCAACCCGACCATTAACAAATACTAAGACCGTAGGGATACTCATAACGCTGTAACGCTGCGCAATCTCCGGGTAGTCATCAACGTTTAGTGTCCCAACAGAAATATGTTGCGCATGTTCACGGGCAACTTCCTCAATGATTGGAGTAAAGAACGAACACGGGCCACACCATGAAGCCCATACGTCTACGATTGCTGGCTTGTCTGACGAGCGAATAAATGCATCGAAGTTCTTGTCTGTCAGTTCATTCATTGTATGCCAGCCTCATTTATTAACTCAGCGACCTTGTCTTGCGTCGCATCACTCACTGAATCAAGGTGAAATGGGTCGTATTCAGAACCACGTATAGAATCAGCTACTTCTGGGTAATTGACATGCAGGATATTAAAGAACGCCTGCCCCACGCGCTCAGACAGCTTTTCTGCACGAAGAGATGAACCATCGAGGATAATTTTTACCTTGTCTGCGCCTTGATTACTCATGTATCTATTTAACCACTAAGACGGGTGTTACACAAGAGACAAAATGATGCCCACGGGTATGATTTGCGACTTTCTAGGGGGTGTTGACACTCTCCGGTCTTGGCGCAGGCGTCATTAACTGCTAGGCGTATGAACTCCGCCATGGACATGCCAGTCTTTTCGGCCGACTCCTGCCAGCGCTTATGGTCAGACTCTGTGACACGGACCAATACCTGCTTCTGTGTTGGCTCACCAGGAGAAGTTCCTGTGTTCTTCTTTCGGGTGGGAGTAATAGAGTCTGCCACCTTATCCATTGCTGCTTCGATATTGTCTTCACTCATCGGGAAGCCTTTCCTCCACCACCTCGGCATCAACGATGTCATCGTCTACCTGGATGTTCTCTAGTTGTTTAGTTTTGTTAAGTATTGAATCAACGTAATCCGCGGGCATAACACCCGATTTGCCCATCAACTCCAGCATCTTGCGCGCTTCTGACTCAGGGCTGAACTCTTCTGCTGCCGACCTAGGGAGAGCGCCGGCCAACACAGCACGGGCTGGAATTCTCTGCCCAATGTCTACGTTCACATTAACGTTCTGCTGGTCCATACCTAGAAGCTTTGCGCGCCTATCCATGATTGACAAGACGGACGTGATGGCCTTTAGGTCTGGTTCTATCTGGACTTCTGTTCCATCGTCTTGTGTTACCTTGCGATGCTGCGTCATTGGCCAAATTGCTTGCTGAAGAGCATCCAGGCGCTCAAGCTCCATGCGAAGAACTTCCGGGTAGGCCAACAGGGCTTCCTGGTTCAGTTTCTCCAACTGTCTAGATATAGCGCTCGTAACAGCCTTAGTAGTAATACTGAACCTACGGGCTATTTCCCCATGGGGCACGCCAGCTTGGCGCATCTTGAAGATTCTCAAGTCGCGCTCGGCTAAGAACTCGCGTGTCAAGCTGTTGGATTTTTCGGTCATTGGATACCCTAAGAGTGTTTACTAAATTCTAGTACCACAAAGGGCCAATCTGTGCCACGAGCCATCTGCTTTGGCCAATCACGCTGGTCACGGGCTCCACGGAAGTGCCCAACGTTGTAGACGTATCCCCCAGGATTGGTTGGGTCTGGTGTTAGAGCAAGACCAAACTCAGGCCAACGTGACCAGACAGACGAACCGAACGGGCGCAAGTCACGTGAACCCATGGACCCCAAGGGAGCGTGATGTTCAAGCCACAAGGTAACGCCATAGACGTCACGAATCATGTCCAAATACTTTGCCACCTCAATCGCTAGTGCTTCGCTAGTGCGGGTGCCGCTGTCAACAAAGGACTTGTACATCGGCCCCATACAGATGAGCTGAGGCTTAATGGTTTCAATGTAGGACTCCAGCAGAACGCGGTCTTTTGTGCTTGTTAGGTCTAAGCCGTCTGGCTTCATCAGCATATGTGCGTCTACGTGCTTTGCCCCTGAATGTTTCATGGCCTGCAACATGATGCTACGCGAGGTTCGGCGGATAATGCGCTCAGGGTTTTCTAGGTCAACAGTTAGCGTTCGGACGGGTGGGATTTTCTGGAAGGTGAATGGGTGTATCCCAGCCGCTGCACAGATTGCGACTTGGCGGGCCAACATTGTCTTGCCGACGCCTTCGGCCGCGACGACCATAACGCGTTCGCTGCGTTCGAGAATGCCTGGAATAACCCAATCATATGAATCATCTTCTGCCTCCTGAAGAAACTCTTGCCAGTTAACTAGTCGTCCTGGCTGACCTGTTACGTGCTGTGTGTCTGCGCTATTTAACAACACGACAGAGCGATTAATTTTTTGCTGGAGAGTCAGCTTATTCTTGTTAAATACATCAATGATTTGCTCAAGAAGACTGTCTTCTGTCGTGTCTTCTGTTGGCTCTTCTAGCTGCGGCATTGTCTCTGCGCGCTCATAAAAACCAAGTTCAATCAGGTCGTCAATATCTTTCCCAGACACAATATGGTCAGTAATGTCTTTTGCTGTTGGCGACATCCATATGTTGCAACCTCGAGCACCAGCAGCCTGAAGCTTTGCCGCTACAGCCAAAGCATGTTGTTTACCCACTTCGTCATTGTCGGCAATGATTTCTACATGCGCTGCAGAGAGAACATCGGTGTATGACTGCTCCCACTTTCCTGCGCCGCTATCCATGGTTGTCCCACAGATACCCATATCGGCCAATGTGTCAGCGTCTTTCTCGCCCTCCACAAGCCACACGGGTTCACCTGCTGCAATTGCCTTAACTACTTCAGGAAGACGATAAAGAACACGACGCACAAGCGGCTCTTTCAGGTTCCAGATGTATTCCCCTGGATTTGCTGGGTCCGGCTGACGATTAGCAAATGATTTTCCGCCATCATCCAAGCGAAAGCGCACCTTCTCATATAGAAGCGTGCCCTCTTCGTTGTAATACGGGTATACCTTTTCAATCTTCTTACCTACGTTGCGCTTAGTAGATGCACTACGGGTGTCTGGTTGAAACTTAGGGGCAGGAACCCAGTCGTCGTCACTCTCTGAGAAAAGCTCGCGTGCCTCTAGGCCGATTGACTTACATATCTCATCAAGCGAACAAGAATTACCACGGTGACAATGCATTAGTGCTGTCCCCTCGTCGTTCTGCGAAATAGCAAGCGAAGGGTTCTGGTCATCATTGCGACAAGGGCAACGCGCCATCCATTGGTTGCGGCCTGTTTGGCGCACTCCCTCAAGAAGACTAAGGACTGTGTCTACGGGTTTAGAGATATTGCTCATGAATCGCAATCTTTGTAAATAGTTTGAGTGTGCCGTCAGCTTTTCTTCGTCTGGCTATTTGTTCTCGTGCATCAATATTTAATCCACCCCAGATGCCATGTTGCTCCTGGGCTGAGATTGCATACTCTAGACACTCTTTGCGCACATGACAACCCGAACAGATTTCTTTTGCAACAACAGTGTCGCGCGCGCGTGCACCTCTGGCGTGACGCTCGGGAAACCACCAGTCAACCGGATAACCGATACATGCACCGTCTTGTGGCGGTTGCTCCTCAAATGGAATAACCCAACGAATACCCGACATAACCCTCCTCGGTTGAACTACGAAGGATAGTTGAGCTTTATGCGAAATGCAATAACTAGTCGAATATTTCTGCGATACGACGGAACGCGTACGCAACTTTTTCACGGGCTGATGTTTTGATTCCCAGATAGCGCTCAACAAATTCCTGCGCGCGTCTATTTGACACAGCCGTGATTTCGTAAACCATGTCTCTGTAGCTATCTGAGTTGATGAACTGCTCCCACAGCAGCGGGTCAAATCCGTCATACTTGTGGAATGTCATTGACTCCAGACCGTCTTTGTCTGCGATTATCTCTAGACGCCAGTTGGTTTGTTTCTCGATAGACAAAAGCAGGTCTGTCATCGCAGCAGCACCATCGTTTTCGAAGGCTGCCTTGACAAAGGCATTTATTTGACGCTGCCGGTGCAGAATCCAAGCATCTTCCATCTCTTCCATCTCTTCTTCAGAGAGAGAGTCTGTGCTTATTTCAATATCGTCGTCGTCGTCTTCCCAGTCGAACATATCGTCATTGAAAAAATCACGGAAAGACATTCCCTTAGTTTAGCACCAAGGAGTGTGTAAGCAACTTTTTCTGAGTAACACTTGATGTGTCGTCCATTGACGCGATGGCATTGCTTACTTTGTCATCAGTTCTGTTGTGGTCTAGGTACTCCGCCACCGCGTTATACAGCGACCAGCCGTTGAATCCGTAGCTTCCGGCGTTGCGTTCATTCACATAGATTCCCAGAACCTGGTCGAGCAGTTCTTCCCTGTTCTTCTTTTGTCTAGATGATTCATCACGCTGCGCAGGGAATACGCCATTCAATACATCGCTAAGCTTTTTACTGCGTAATGGCGCACTTATAGCAAGCATTCTTTCCGCTTCAGCGCGGAACTTATCGGACCATGTTGTCGAGAGGTGCAGAACAGTGCGGGCGTCTTCTATAACGGTGTCAACGTTTCTTGTGTGACGTGCTGTGAATACACGCTGTGCATTCTTGAGACCAAGCACGACTGTGTTGTTGCATACGGCCCTGATATCTGTGTTGGCATACCGGATAGGCCACACGCCATCATGGCCAGTCGACACAACTAGATAGCGAGCCACTTTGTCGTTGACACCTGCAGGGTCAATGAAGGTAGCGCTCAGTTCAATGGTTGCAAAGAATCTTGCTCCGCCCCTTAGGCAACCAACAGTATCCATTACCGCATCGTCTGGAGACGCCCCAACTACAGCGATGGCTCGCTCTAGAACTTCCCTGTTCTGACGCACCACATACCTGGTTCCAACCGTTGCGAGTGGCTCAATAGACCCATCAGAATTCTGACGTACTGTTGCCCGGCTGTCATCGATGAGAACTACGGAACCATCGGAATTGCGTATCAGTTCGCCATTGTCGTCCACTGCTGCTACACGTGTCAGCAGCACGTCATAGTCGGCCTCTGCAGCCTGAAGCATGGCGTCAACCGTCTGCAAACCCTCCATGGGAGCCCCAAGTCGATGCCAGGGAATAACCCTGTCTCCACCGAGGGCATAAGCCATTCTAGCCTTGCCGTTTTTTGTGAAATCCAGTTCATGACTCATATAAATTCACCTGGAGTCACAATAGCAGCAAGGGTTTGCGGGGGGCGGAAGAATTTTTGTGATATGGGGGTTGCAAATCTCTCAAACTCGTGTTTATCCTATATCCAGCTTCGGCAAAGTGCTGAAGCCTTACTTGAAGGAAAACCTATGAGTACCAATGGTTCCGATGCGGCGAAGACATCCGCAACTGGCACGGCAGACACCGTGAAAATTGCGAGCACAGGTGTCCAAACCCTCGGCTCATATCGTCAAGACAGCCGTGGGCTGACAATGAATGACATCGTCGTCATGTCTCTCACCCAGCCAGGCTCTGTCATGAAGGCAACTGTTAACCCAGAGCTTGCCCAAGCAATGCTGGAGACCATCAACGGGGAAAACCGTCCATTGTCCCATGCACGTGTCAAGCAGTATGCAGACGTGCTTACTCGCGGGCAGTATGTGTTCAACGGCGAGTCAATCCAAGTAGGAGTCAAGGCAGACAACACCTTGGTTCTTTTGAATGGCCAGCACCGTCTGAGTGCATGCGTGGCTGCAGGCATTTCGTTCGAGACAGTCCTTGTTCTGGGTCTTCCGCACAACGTCTTCTCCACGATTGACCGTGGCAAGACTCGTAGCTACGCCGACGTTCTGTCCGTTGCTGGATACAAGAACACCCACAACATTCAGCCCGCTGCACGTATCCTCGTAGCAATGGAAGCTGGATTCAGCCCAACCGTTCGCTCCACGCTGAACCTTGTCACAGCAGAAGACATCCTGCGTTTCGTTGACGATAACCATGACTTGCTTCAGGAAGCGCATTCAGTTTCCAGCCGCATTACTTCTGTTGTTGGTGGCGTCAATAGCGCATGGGTTATCGCCTACTGCGTGATGCTCCAGGAACGTCAGAAAGCTGGTCACAGCGGTATCGAGGTTGCTCAGTTCTGTCACGCAATCGAGACAGGTGCTGGCCTGTCGTTTGGTAACCCAGCCTTGGCTCTCCGCCAGTGGTTTGGTCGTGGCGGCTCGAAGCGTAAAGGCCAGTCAGGCAAGAACGTCTTGGAAGCAGCAACCATCATCACAGCATTCAACAAGTGGGTTAATGGCGACCAACTCCAGATTGTGCGCCCATGGTCACAGGACTCAACTGAGTTCCCATCAGTAAACACCTCGCCTCTCAGCCCAACAGCGAGCTGGCACTAAATACCCATAGCGATAATCGCGTCCAGTGAGGCGCGCTCGCTATAATCGGTTGTACCACCGTCGGGAAAAGTTCGAACTCCCGGCGGTGGACTTCCAGGAAGGAAAATATGCCTGTCGAATACGGCCACGGCCACAAAGAGTATGTTTCTAGCGACAGCTCTACCGTTACTCAATACACAAAGTGGTTTGTTCTCAACAACTATGAGTACGTCATCCATTTTTCTAATAACAAGTTCACAATCCATGCTCATAGTCTCACGACAGGAACAACTACAAAGTGTGAGCCCGGAGACAGCCTTGAACAGGCTTACCAACACGCATACTCAAAACTGCGCGCTATTAACACCCAGGAGGGGTAATGCAAACATTTGTTCCTTACGCAGACTTTCAGAAGTCAGCAAAGGTTCTTGACTACCGCCGTCTTGGCAAGCAACGTGTTGAGACTCTTCAGCTCGTCCGTTGCAACCTTGAAGTGTCACTCGGGTGGAAAAACCATCCTGCTGCGAAGATGTGGGCAGACAATGTCAACGGGTTGATTGCCTATGGAGTCGCTATGTGTGATGCATGGCTTGACCTTGGCTACAAAGACACGTGTCGTGACAAGCTTCTTTCTTATGGAGAAGCAGACGCTACTGACCTGCCATTCTGGTGGGGAGATGAATCTGTACACAGTTCACACCGCTCTAATCTTCTCCGCAAAGACCCGTCTTTTTATTCCCAATGGGGGTGGACGGATGACCCAGAAGCACCATACGTCTGGCCAGAAATAGTGTCGGCATGACACGCCAACGATTATTCCTTGATATCAACTGTGTAGATGCAGCGCGAGAGCGTATGCGCCATGTGTACGACACGTTTGACACTGTATGCGTCCAGTTCTCCGGCGGGAAAGACAGCACGGCTGTGCTGTACCTCGCCAAGGAGATACACGAAGAGCGTGGTCTTGGGCCCGTGAAAGTTATCTTTCGCGACGAAGAGATGGTCTCTCCTGCTGTAGTGAAGTTTATTGAAGAAGTACGCAACTACGACTGGGTTGACATGGAGTGGTATTGCTTGCCATCAGGTCAAGAGGTGTGGGTTCTTGGACGCCGAGAGTACTGCTTGCTTTGGTCTCCATACCGCGAATCGCAAGGGCGATTGGTCCGCGAGATGCCACCTTGGGCAATCACAGCAGAACATTTTGGCCTAGACCGCAAAGAAGTGCTGCCACAGTCAATCGACTACTACACAATGCAGGGCAAGAAGGGTCGAGTCGCGTTCATCACGGGTGTTCGTGCAAATGAATCAATGATTCGCTATCGCTCGTGCGTGCAAAAGCTCCACGAGAACTACATCGTGACGCCCTACAAGATGAAGAAAAACATACCTCTTCGGTTTGCTAAAGTTATATATGACTGGACAACCGATGATGTGCTTAAATTCATTACTGAGGAGCACGGTGCGTCGTACTGTGAGTACTATGACCTCGCTGCACTTACAGGGTCTAATACCCGGGTTGGTATACCTCTCCATGCTGTGGCAATTCGAAGACTCAATGATGTCTGCCGTACGGAGCCAGATTTCTATGACCGACTCTATGAATGCTTCCCCCACATCGACGCCCAACGGCGACTCTGGGCAGACTACGACCTAGATGCCAGAATCATGCAGTACGCATCTGGTGGTTGGGAAGGTGTTCGTCGTTGCATTGAGGAGAACGTAGTTACTCCTGGCCTCCGCAACAGAGCCATGGCTTACTGTTCAGAGTTCCGCAAGAAACACAACAAGGACCCGCGCTCTTACCCGTTGCATTGGTTAGTACGCAACCTTCTCATCCATGAGTTCAACATCAGTTCTGTGACCCCTATTGGGCCGGGCACTCGTGC